CTCTAGACTTGCATCTTGCTTTTAATGAATAAGGTCACCGAGATCAACAAGCTAATATATTCCATAAATTAAGCATTATGTTTGGTTTTATCTTGCAATTCTTCTATTAACTCTTTAGAAAATCATTCAAATATAGCTAATATGTTTCATCTGACAACGTCCCTGTTAATGACATAATGAGAGAAGCTAGTTATGGTCCAGCCAATCTTACCGAAAGAGGTTTATATGTCATGGTTACTCCAATATTCAAGGATGATACATAGATGATTGGTCAACAGAGACACGCTAATTTCAGTCGTTTGCCTAAAGCGTCAAAATTCCCAGCTCAGTTAATCTAAGTTCAAATGGAGGGGTAAACCGTGAGATATTAAACCAACTCATCTGGACATTAATTCGCAAGGTAAATGAGGAACCGAGCCACAGCTGACACATTAACGTCAGGGAATCGCGCCCCAGCTTTTATATCTTTAGGATCCAGGAAATAATGTCATACAGAAGCGGCCGTGCTTATGATATCCTAAGATTACAGGAACAACTTTGTATCATGCAATTACCGAAGTAAGGGAATTTACGCAAGATTAAGGCTCGAATAAGTAGATAGAATGTATGAAACAACCAAACAATGGGTAGCAGATTAAAGACCAGAATTTTTATATGCCCGAGATAGTATTCATGATCCTCGAACGTTTTAAGCGGCATTAAGATATTTTAAGAAGTTGACACATGTGAAAACTTTTTACTGGCTAACACACATCCCTCTAGGCATTCAATAGGTTGCAGGATCATGTCAAGAATCAGGATATAGTCTGAAACCAACTGAATTAGAGAATTGGCTTCATTTCACCCAAAGTATGGGAGGCGAACAAATCCACAATTAAATCCTCCCAAATCACAGATAAATAATCAAAATATGTTGTATGCATCAATTATCCGTCACATTCTAAATAACTGGGGCTTACACTCATGTTTTATACGGGAGAGTCATTATACAAAAGACACATAGCTCAAGTTACACAAGGCCAAGATAAATACTTAATGAATGCGGAAATTATGTTTACAATGTGTCAACAGGAGCATGTATCAAAAAACCTAATGCCTTAACTTAATCATTAATAAGCCAAAAATCATCAAAATACGCTTTACAATCCACATATAGTTCAGGAAATTCTCTGCATAAAGTTGTTGATATACCAAGTCAATAAATTATACCTCTTGTTAAAGACCCTAGCTGGATAGCATCCATTCTTATAAAGATGCATGAGAAATAAAATGAAATAGCAGAGAAAATTATAAATAAAGCGTAAGATTACTTCAAGACAGCCAAAGAGAATATAGAAAATGTAAATTAAGATGATAGGACTTTCATCCAAAAAGCTGGTCTCTTCATATCTAAGAAATGTATTAGACTATGTGAATTGAAAAGGAGGGATTTAGG